ACTCTTCGCCCCCTTTGGATTTGGAGATGATGACATAGAACGGGATTTCGCTTTCTTTTTTCATTTTCATTACTCTGTAAGTATAGGCTAGATTTGGGATAAACGCAAGCTTTTTTTTGCGTTATTACGCATTTTTTTTAGGTGTTGTAAGTCATTGAGTATCAAGCACTTAGGCGGGGGCGGGGGGCCGCGCCTCCTAACTCGTTGACTATCAGTGAGTTACGAGGGTTTTCCCATACCACCAACGAGCAACCTTGTCAAGTTTTTTTTAAGTTTTTTTGCAAAAGAAAAGCCCCGCCACCCTTCGGTGACGAGGCTCTATGACAGCGACAGGTTACCCCATCAAGATTTTTATTTCACGCTGTGAAGTCTCTTAAGGATCACATCCCCTATCACTAGGAGAACCGCGCCGACAGTGCTTGGTATAAACATGACAGCGAGGAAGTCGGGGCCATCCCATCCGTGAAGGACACTAGTGAAGAGTGCGGGGCCTGCACCGACCAGAACAGCGATGCAGATTACTGCGAGGTTAAAGCTTACGCATATCATCATGGACATGAGGAAGCGGTCAATGAAGTGGTTGATTATAGCGAATATTTTTTTCATGTGGGTAGTGTAGTTTAGATTTAGAAGTTAGTAAAGTTTTTTTTTAGCAGTTGTCGGAAGACCAGAAAGCTTTTGCCTCGAAGTCTACATACCACTCTTCTCTCTGCATAGACTTGTAACGGTAGCCATAAGACTTGCCACCGCCTAAAGCCTTGCGCTGTTCAAGGTTCCTAGCTATAGAACTTTCGGAAGGGTAGACGGAAGATACTTTAGTGAAGCCCTCGACCTCGAAGTGTTCATTGAATTTAACTGTGCGACCATCGTCCCAAGTTACGCTGCTGTTGTAGTTTGCTGACTTGTGTTCTTTGTTTGCTGTCATGTGGGTAGTATAGTTGGATTTTGGATTAGTGCAAGGATTATTTTGTGTTTTTACGCTCCTGCATTTCAAGATACCATTCGCGCTGTTCTTTCTGGAACTCTTGGCATTCTTTTACGAACTGCTCTCCGACTTCGACGGTTCTGTCTACCATCTTGTTCCAATTTTCTTCTGCTTTGGCCATTGCTGCTAGTGCTTCTTCTGTTGCGGTCATGTAGGTAGTATAGTTTATTTTTTTGAGTGATGCAAGCTTTTTTTGCTATTAAATGAATTATTTTTCTTCGACGTATTCGATCACATCGTGGTGAAAATCTTCTGCGTTGTGAACTCCAGCCTGTAAGGAGCCTTCGTAGTCTTTACCTTTGTAAGAGAATTCTACATACCAATCAGCCCACTGATCAGGGCGAAGAGTATCAGCGATGTCAATGAATGTAAGATCGGAGACTAGGGAAGTATTAATTTCTGTCATGGGTGTAGTATAGTGTGGATTCTAAAGTTAATCAAGTCTTTTTTTGATCTTTTTATGCCTCGGCCTTCATTGTCTTGAGGATCTTTAGCGCGTCCTCTCTTGATACGTCTACGCATTTAAAAGCCATCTCTGCAACGTGGACAGTGACATAGGCTTTTGATTTGTCCTTGTTTATAACGATACCGCAATGGTCGTTGTCATACTGATTGGCGTGAGAGTAACGAGTGATCCTGATCTTGTTTGTCTTTGTCATGTGAGTAGTATAGCACACCTCGGAGTTTATTGCAAGGTTTTTTTTGCTCTTTTATTTATTTATTTATTTAAAAAAGACTTGACACCCCCCATGAGACCCCACCCCATTTCTGAAAAAATCTTTAAGCGTTTGCGTGACAAAATGCGGGGGGGAGTCCATCATCAGTTTATCAATGGCGAGAACCCCACCCATTTGTCTGGGCGTGGTAAACGGGGGCATGAGTTCTATTTATTGTTTAAAAAAAATAATCAGCCCATATAATTAGGAGTGACTCTTGACGATATAACAAAGTATGTGCCTTTGTTGGCGGGGTTGATGTATGGGGTTGTTGCTGTGGCGTATTTCATGAAGAAGGAATATGGTTGGGGTGTGATCTGGATATCATATGCTACGGCAAATTTTGGCCTTATGGTAGTTGGTAATCAGTAAAATGGTGTAAATTAAACAAATGAGTTTATCATATAGTGAGTTTCCTGTTTATATAGGTCAAGTTGGAGTGGGTAAGACTGCTATTTCAGAACAAGACGGTTATATACTCGCCACTCAAGCTAGTGTAAATTACAATACAAATCATAGCCCCAACCGTAAACAGGGAAGTGTCGGTATAGGAACAACTCTTGATCAGTTTAACTATGGTGGTGCTCTTACTGTTGATATATCCATTGACTGTCTTCTACATACAGGAATGCTTTCTGGTTTAAAATTTCTAGAAGACGGGAACCAAGACAATTTCGTATCGATTCAATTAGGAAGCGGTCTTTATGGCAAATGTTACGCTAAAGATGTGTCTGTAGATATCGTCCCATTCGCCCCTGTGAGCCTAAAGGCTAATTTTACTTCTTTAGACCCTGCGGTTGATCAACAAATCAGTGGAGATCCACAAGTTTATCAAGGAATAGGCGTAACGACACATAGTGATGCTGTGGCTTATGGCCATACTTGCGGTTTTAGAGCTGGTGGAGCAAATGTTCTAAATGACACTCAAAGCCAAATAAGTTTTAAACGAAGTTATAACCGTACCCCAGTTTATGGTATTGGTTCTGTAAATGCTTCGGAAATGCTTTTGGATGGTGTTGAAGAAGAAATCAATATTAATTCTACTGGATTACGGAATCTAATAGATTTTAGCGGAGACTTTTTAGCAGGACCACTGATAGTTAATCTTTGCGGTATAGGTGGAACTGCTGTTATGCAAGAAACTAAGGATTTGATTTCCTTTCCAATGGGGTCTAGATTACTAAACGAGTCTTTTTCTATGCAAGGAGCAGAAACTTTAACTACAAGTGCTACAATTAAACAGGTGAAATTATAATTTCAGTGTAATGTATATTACATATGGCACTTAAAAAATTGTCTAATTTTCGTCTGGAGCCTCATACATTCTTCTCTATTAAATTCAAAGAGAGGAAATTTAAGTTTACCCCGAATCAACGCAAATTTCTAGAGACTCTACTAGATCCTGAAGTAAAAATTATGTTTGTGTCTGGACCAGCAGGTTCTAGTAAAACATACATGTCTTTATACGGTTGTTTACGTTTAATGGCTGAAGATAACGAGAGAGACCTTCTTTACATCAGAAGCATTGTAGAAAGCGCAGATAAAGGGTTAGGGAGTCTTCCTGGAGATATGTCTGAAAAGTTTAACCCTTTCACTCTACCTCTATATGATAAATTGGAAGAAATAATACATGAGGGGGATACAGCGTTCTTGAAACAGAAAGAGAGGGTATCAGCTATCCCGATAAACTTCTTGAGGGGCGCTAACTGGAATAATAAGTTAATTGTAGCCGATGAAGCTCAAAACTTTACATTTAAAGAATTGACCACTCTGATAACTCGTATCGGAGAAGGTACTAAGCTGTGTATATGCGGAGACTTCATGCAGAGTGATATTAACGGGAAAACTGGCTTCAAAGACATGTTTGATATATTTTCTGATGATGAGTCGAAGGATAATGGTATAAGTTGTTTTTCATTCACTAAAAATGATATCGTTAGAAGCAAAATATTAAAATTTATCATTTCCAAGTTAGAAAAAGGCAAGAAAGTGTAATATTATATATTAAAGCAAGAAAAAAGTGTTACGCGCAAGCGGCGAACTGCTACAAACATAAAAGACACAAACCTTGTTTTTCTTTTTTTGAAAAAATTAAAATTAATTATATAAATATATAGTATGGCTCATCTATTTTGTCACAGTTGCGGTGCTAAACTTTCTTATGCTAACGCAAAACCTAATTTTTGTGGAAAGTGCGGTATCCAACTTAATTCTTTAGCTTCTACGACTTCAACAAACACTTCAGCAGGTATGCCTGCGCTAGAAAAATCTGTAGTTATTTCTCAAGACGAGACAGATGCAGAGAGTGTTCCTACAATTTCGAATTTCGAAGTCGAAGTCCAAGCGTCTGACAAAAGTCCTTTGACTTTTGGTTCATTGGTAGGCGAGTCAACTAAAGCCGATCAAGGTCGGGCTAAGAGGGCTAGATCTATTAATGAATTTATTGATGAAAAGAAAAAAGAAAGGTGAGTATACATATGAAGACTTTTCTGAAGTAATTGACTTAGCTATTAAAAAACAGCAATATAAGTGGAGACTTAACGCTGTAAAATGGTTTGACTTCGATGATGTTCAGCAAATCATCAAACTGCACATTTCAAAGAAGTGGCACATGTGGGATCAAGAAAGACCTCTTGAGCCTTGGATTGGTAGAATAATATCCAATCAAATTAGAAATCTTGTAAGAAATCATTACGGCAACTATGTCAACCCTTGCCCCGATCATCAATCACCTGATCACGACTCTTCTACCTGTCCTATATGTCAAAAATGGGAGAAGACAAAAAAAACAGCCTTAGAGGTTAAGCTTCCTTTGTCTACCGAAGACTTCGTAAAAGAAGTGAAGAGTAGGGAATATATAGATTTTGATTTTTCTGTATCTTTAGAAAGATTAAATGGGCAAATGAAGATCCGTTTAAGTAATATTCATTATACCGCTTATAGAATGCTGTATTTTGATGAGAGTAGCGAAGAAGATGTAGCTAAGTTTATGGGATATAAAATATCTGCTCAAAAAAGGAAACTTGGATATAGACAAGTAAAAAATTTAAAAAAGAAGTTCCTACAGGTAGCTATAGAAATACTTAAGGACCAAGATATTATAAGTGATGGATCTAACTAAAGAACAGAAGGATTTTTTAAGGGAGAATGCATCAAAGATCCCTGACCTAATTGATTTGACGAAGCAGTGCTTCAAAGATGATTCTTTAGACGGGAGGTCTAAGGAGGGTAGGGCTGTAAGGAAATTTCTAGTAGAAAATTCTATAGATTTTAAAACTACAGCGAGAGCACCTGTAGAAGTCATAGAATTCACAAAAGAGCAAAAAGATTTTATAATTCAGCAAGCTGAAGAAGGGTTGTCTTCTTTAGAAATAGCTCGCATAGTTTTCCCGTCTAGATCTGTCAGACCGTTGAGTAATGAGCAAAGAGCTGTCTTATTGCAAATTAGAGAGGTGAATCCTGACATTTTACCCTCTCAAGATTCAGGCGCTCTTAATTCATACATTGCACCGAAGTCTCCGTCTCGAATCATTAAAAAAATCAATGATGCCACAGGGTTAAAGTTAGATGAATCAAAACTTAATAGACAAAAGCAAATTTGCGTAGAAAAACTCGGGATAAACTTTTCTAACTCAAGATTTCTTAAAATTGTTAACAATTATTTAAATCAAGAGGATCGAGTGCTGTTCGAACACGAATTCACTCGATTGACTTGGGATAAACCTGATTTAACCGCAGACGAAATAAATTTGTATCTAAACGTGTGCAAAGAGGTAATAAACTTGGAAGTTATTAGTGCTCACTTGAATAAACTGAATAGTATGTTCGATGATGCTGACGAGCAGCAAGAAATGTCTGTTAGGTTGGCTGAAATCATCAAAGCTAAGAGCGGAGAGTATCATCAATGCGAAACTCGCATTGAGAACCTGACAAAAAAGCTTCAAGGAGACAGAAGCGAAAGAATGAAGAAGATGAACAAAGAAAATGCTTCATTTCTGTCTATAGTGCAACTTTTCCAAGAAGAAGAAGAAAGAGAGACAATGGTAAGAATTGCAGAGATGCAAAAGGAGGCTGTGAAGCAGGAAGCGGAAAGATTAGAGGGAATGGCAGAATGGAAAGCAAGAGTTTTAGGAATAGGGCAGCAAGATGTCATATAAATGTAAAATATGTGGGGATTCATTTGATTCCTTGAAAGGACTGCATTCTCACATGAGAAAGCACGGTAAACTGTTGGGAGATTACTATGTTGAGAATTATGGGAGAAAAGACAAGTTAACTGGAGAATTAATACCTTTTAAAAATTATAAACAGTATTTCGCTACAGATTTCATAAATAAAAGAAATATGAAAAAATGGTGTCTCCAAGCACCAAAGGAGGAAGTCAAAGATTTCATCGTTACGTCCTTAAACAAAAAATTCCTCTCAAAAGCAGTTTCGTCTGGCCCCCCGTCCACTTACCTACTCACTAGCAATCTTCCAGATATAGATCTGTGTAAAGAGATCTTCGGAAGCTACAAAGAGACATGTAAGCAGTTGGACATGAAACCTATGCTTTCTGAAACTCTTCCGAAACAATTTAACAAAGATTATTCAGATACACCCATACTGATAGATACCAGAGAACAGAAGCCCCTGCATTTCACCAATTCTAAGTTGTTGAAGCTTGATGTCGGGGATTATGCAGTGGGGGGCGATTTATATGACTATACATTCGTGGATAGGAAGTCTTACCAGGATTTTTGCTCTACTGTAACAAATGGATACAATCGGTTCTTAAAAGAATTAGATAGATGCAGATCTACGGGTTGTTACTTGTATGTGGTGATAGAAACAGCTTTTGACCAAATGTGGGCTGTTAATAAGCAGGTATACAAAAAATTTAAATTAGATTATGTTTATCATAGGATGCGTGAAATACAGGCAGAGTATACGGACTGCTGTCAATTTGTGTTTAGTGGGTCTAGAGAAAAAAGCGAAGAACTGATTCCTAAAATTCTTGTTTTAGGCACGAAGCTCTGGGCAGTGGACCTTCAGTATTTTTGGGACAAACAATTAAAAAAAGATGGCTTGGGAAACAGGAAAACAGAAACTACACCGACAGTACAAGGATATAAACAAAGATATTCTCGAAAAAGAGGGTTTTATAGAGGAAACTGAAGCGAAAGTTTTGCTTTATAAATTCTTGAGGGAAAATCCTTCTTTTGCTTGTGAATTGTTTACAGGGGTTAAATTATTCCCCTTCCAGCATATGGCTATTAAGGCCATGATGGAGTCCGACTACTTTTTGGGGATATGGAGTCGAGGAATGTCCAAAAGCTTCTCTACGGGCGTTTTCGCGCTTTTAGACGCTATTCTTAATCAGGGGGTGCAGATAGGTATTTTGTCTAAGTCTTTCAGGCAATCTAAAATGATTTTCAAAAAGATCGAAGATATAGCGAAAAGCCCAAAGGCTACTTTCTTTTCTCAATGCATAACTAGAACATCTAAGATGAACGATGAGTGGGTTATGGAGATCGGCAGAAGTAGCATCAGAGCACTTCCTTTAGGAGATGGAGAAAAGTTAAGGGGTTTCCGATTCCAAAGAATGATTATTGATGAGTTGTTGTTGATGCCTGAAAAAATTTACAATGAGGTTATCATACCGTTCCTATCTGTTGTGGAAAACCCTACAGAGCGTCAAGAGGTTTATGATTTAGAAACCCAGATGATTGAGCAGGGAAAAATGAAAGAAGAAGAAAGAAAGAGGTGGCCTAATAACAAAATTATTGGTTTATCCTCGGCTTCTTATAAATTTGAATATTTATACAAAATCTATCAACAATACGAGGCTCTCATCTTAAATAAAAAAAAGCAAGACGGAGCACACAGGACAATTATGCATTTCAGTTATGATTGCGCTCCTGAACAGTTGTATGATCGAAGTCTAATAAATCAATCCAAATCTACCATGAGTGACTCCCAGTTTGATAGGGAGTTTGGCGCTATATTCACAGATGATAGCTCTGGATACTTTAAGGTGAGTAAGATGGCTGCTTGCACCATACCAGACGGAGAAGGGCAATGTGTGGAGGTTGTGGGTAACCCGAAAGATGAGTATATCCTAGCTTTTGACCCCTCTTGGTCGGAAAGTGAGAGTTCAGACGATTTCGCGATACTTTTAATTAAATTGAATCGTGATACAAGAAAAGGAACTGTTGTCCATAGTTATGCGCTTTCTGGGTCGAGTTTAAAAACACATATTAAATACATGGCTTACATCTTGACTCACTTTAATGTGGCCGCTGTGGTAGGTGATTACAATGGAGGAGTTCAATTTATTAACTCTTGCAATGAGAGCGAAATATTTAAAAAGAAGAATTTAAATCTTGGTGTCATAGAAGCTGATTTAGATAAATCTAAAGACTATGATAAAAACTTAAGAAGACTTAAAAATCAATACAATAAGTCAGAAAAGAAATTTGTGTTTCTTAGGAAGCCTACTTCTGCATGGATCAGGTTAGCTAACGAATCTTTACAATCAGCATTTGATCATAAAAGGATATTTTTCGCTGGAGCGGCGATGAATGATGATTATAACAATCAAAGGAAATCGAGAGTCCCGATAGATGAATTAAAGTTTATTAGAGGTGACGCTAATGACAAAGGAGGTAAAGGAGCTAGAATGATTGATTTTGTAGAGCATCAAAAAGATATGATGGATTTAATTAAAGTTCAGTGTGCTTTAGTACAAATTACAACTTCTGCCCAAGGGACACAAAGTTTTGATTTACCACGCAACTTGCGGAAACAAAGTGGGGCCGATAAAGCTAGGAAAGATTCTTATTCCGCTTTAGTATTAGGCAATTGGATGATCAACATTTTTTATGACATGGAATCAGATGACATCTCAAGCACCCAAGAGACTTTCACTCCGATGTTTATTTCTTAACTTTTAAAAGTTGAAAGTTAACTTTGCCGTGTAAGATAAATTATATTTATGGCTAAAAGAAAATACACCAAGCGCTCTGATTATTGGGAAAAATTCACTCACCCATCACAGACTATTGGAGAAGAGCCTTCTCCAGAGCTTTTAGGAGAACCTTTTTATACTTCCGATGCATCTTATAGCTCTGTATCTGAAGCTAGAAGACAAGACGCTTCCACAAGTGGTTTTAGTGGGTCTAGAACAAACAGATCTGCTTATGTGACTCAAAAAGAAAGATTTTCAAGTATTCGTAGGGGATTGCTGCCTTATGAATATGGTTCTGATGGGGTCACTTGTAGAGATGCTATTGAGTTGTGTCAAAAAGCTTATTGTAATGTAGCTGTGTTCAGAAATGCAATCGATATCATGTCAGAGTTTACAAACACTGATATCTATCTAGAGGGGGGAAGCAAAAAGAGTAGAGAGTTTTTTTACGAGTGGTTTAAGAAAGTCAACATTATCGGACTCAAGGATCAGTATTTTAGAGAATACTATAGAAGTGGTAATATCTTTTTATATAGAATCGATGGTAAATTCAAAGCGGATGATTATGCCAAATTGATTAACCAAGTAGGTAATATAGGAGCCACCGCCAATAAAGTCCCTTTAAAATATATTCTTCTGAATCCTTATGATGTTATTGCTAGAAGGTCAACGACATTTACTACTGGGGGTGTATATCAAAAGGTATTATCCGAATATGAAATAGCACGGCTTGGGAGTCCTCAAACAGAGGAAGATTTAGCTATATTTGAAGCTTTAGATCAAGAAATAAAAGATTCTATCAATAATGGATCTTACAGTAATAAAGGAATTAAAATAAATTTAGATCCTAAAAGATTATCTTATTCTTTTTATAAGAAACAAGACTATGAACCATTTGCGGTTCCTTTTGGTTTTCCTGTCCTAGAAGACATCAACGCTAAGATGGAGTTGAAGAAAATGGATCAAGCTATCACTAGAACCGTAGAGAATGTTATTCTACTTATCACTATGGGTGCTGATCCAGAAAAAGGAGGAGTAAATCCAAATAACATGGCTGCTATGCAAAACTTGTTTAAGAACGAGAGTGTCGGGCGAGTGTTGGTTTCTGATTACACAACTAAAGCAGAATTCATTATCCCTGAACTAAACCGAGTTCTTGGTCCTCAAAAATATCAAATACTTAACGAGGATATTAAGCAAGGGTTACAGAATATCGTAGTCGGAGAAGAAAAGTTTAATGCTACTCAAGTAAAGGCTCAAATATTCATAGACAGGCTACAAGAGTCTCGATACGGATTTTTAAATGACTTCTTAAATAAAGAAATCAAAAGAATAGCTAAAGACTTAGGTTTCCGTTCTTGGCCCGAAGCTAAAATGAAGGACATCGATATGAGAGATGAGGTGCAACTAATGAGAGCATCTACAAGGCTTATGGAGCTTGGAATTATCACTCCAGAACAAGGAATGGAAATGTTCCACAATGGTAAATTCCCAGAGCCAGATCAATTAGACTCTGCACAACAAGACTTCTTGGAAGATAGAGAAAAAGGTTACTATAATCCAATTGTGGGTGGAGTGCCTGTGTATTCTCCAGATGCTAAAGCTAGTGGACCTAAAAAAGAAGCAGGTAGACCAGAAGGGACAACTGATATCCCCTTGGCTAATGCTAAATACTCTAGATCAAATATACAAAAAACTATTTATGATATAGACAGCTTTATTCATGATGCGAAAGATAAAATGATATCCCATCTTGAGGTTTCTAAGCTTAGTGAAGCTCAAGAAGAGATGGTATCAAATTTATGTGAATCTATCGTTTGTTCCCACAATAAAGAATATTGGGGCGAAACCTTAGAATCTTGTGTAAAAGACTTTAACGAAATTGAAAATTTAGACACTTTAGAAGAAGTTTTAGATATTTCAGCTCAACATACTCTAGAAACTTACCCAGCCGCAATTTTATATCATAGCCATGAAAAACAGTAATTTAAAGTCTACAGAAATTGAAGTATCTATTTCTTCAGAAGAGATCGAAGCTGCAATGACAAAGCAGAGATACGATAAGATCGATACTAAAGAGCTTAAGAAAGATAGCAAAAAAGAAAAAGCCGAGCATGAAAAAGATGCTATCAAGGATGACAAAAGCAAAATGAAAAAACTTGATAAAGGCGCTCCTTCAGAGAAAAAAGATGCTGAAAAAAAGGATCTTAAAAAAGACATGAAGTTCGACAAGGATTCTGAAGAAAAGATGAAGGCTGGCTATAAAGATGGCAAAAAGAAAATGAAAGCCGAAATGTCTGATAAGCAGAAGTCTGGTTTAGATAAAAACAAAGACGGCAAGATCGATAATAAAGATTTTGAAATGCTCCGCAAAAAGAAGAAAAAGTCTGATGCAGGATACGGCGGCAAAGACATGGAAAAGAAAAAAAAGTCCTACGCTCAAATGCTTACGGATATCGCTGCTAAAAAATATAGCGATGGAGTATAAATATACCACTACATTTCAAGCTCCCTTAATTTCTTGTGAAATTAGCGAGGCTTCTTTGATTTCTAAAGCGTCTTTAGAAAATCTAGCACCTTTAGTGCCTGATAACATCAACTATGATGAAAACGTAGATTTGATGGGTGTCGCATTTAATGCTGCGGTAATTAATCAATTTAACAAAAATGGCGACGGGATGGATACATCTACAGCCATCAAATATACTGATAAGTTTATCCATAAGCCTACAAATATAGAGCATGATAAACAAAAGATTGTTGGCCACATTGTTTCTGCTGGTTACAGCAGGTTTGGATCTAGCGAGTTAATGGGTGAAGAGGAGGTCAGAACTGTTAAGGAACCTTTTAATATCTCTCTAGGTGCTGTTTTGTATAAAACAGTAAACCCAAATTTTACTAATTTAATAAAAAATTCTTTAGATTCTGAAAGTGATAAATATCAAAAAGTTTCTGCTAGTTGGGAAGTTGGATTCAATAGTTATGTTTTAGCTGTTGGTAGCGATAAATTAAGTGAAGCCAGAATTATATCTGATCCCGAAGAAATAGCTAAGTTACAAGGTAATTTAAGAAGTTATGGCGGTAATGGTAAGACCGACAAGGGAGAGAAGATAAACAGATTAATCATGGGTGATATATACCCACTAGGTATTGCTTATACCTTAAATCCAGCAGCAGATGTGAAAGGCTTATATTCGAAGCCTCCTGAAAAAACTAAAATATTTATAAACGATAAGAGGGATAAAATTTCACAAAATAATAATTTAAATGTAAACACACAAAAGAACATTATCGATATGGAACTTGAAAATACTCTAAATGAATTGAAGGATCTTCTAAATGAGAAGAAATTCTCAAAAGAAGCTGTCGCTTCTATGACTGATACCTTTGCAGATGCAATCCGTCAACGGGACGAACAGTACCGTAAGGATATCGAAGCAGAGAAATTGGCAAAAGAAGATAAAATTAAAGAATACGAAGACCTTAAAGCTTCTGTAAAGGCGCTTGAGGAAAAACTAGGAAGCGCTAGCGAGCGTATTTCTGGTTATGAAAATGAAGAAA